CCAAGGACAAAAGATGCTGATGTAGCAGTTGTGGTTATAGATCTTGAAATAGCGCTGGTTGTTTTAGAGAAATCAATAGGAACACCAGACAAAAATGCTTTTTGATGTGTATTAGAAGATGCTGATGCACTAAAATTGCTGGCAACCACCATCAAGTTATCATTGATGATGTTAGTTATTCTTCTTGTTTGTGATACTGTTGGTAGATAGATATAATCGCCAATCATATATTGTGTGGTGAATGCTGCGCTAGTACCAGTAACATTTGATTGGCCAGAACTGACAGCGACTGTTCCTGTTTTAGTAGTGGAATAACCAGTTGATGTTGGCGTTACAATAAATTTCGTGGTGCCAGAAGAAGATATTGTTCCTATCTGTGCGATAGATTCTGAACCAGTGCCTTTAACGCTACCTAATGTAAATGCCAATGTTCCAGTCACATCAAAAGAAGAATTTGCTCTGTTCCTATATGTGTAAGAGATATTACCAAAACCATCTAGCTTGATCGCGTTTTGTCCAATAGGGTAAATCATTTTACCATTATTGGGTTGCTGTAATATAGAAACATTACTCTGTGAAAGTGAACCAGTAGATGTCAGGGTTGTTGATAATGTTTGAACAACGTCAACTGCTGCAGTCGCATACGCACCACCAGTATAATACTGGATGCTTTTGACATTATTAAAATTGAATCCTGGGTAAAGTGATATATTGAAAAGATAAAACCTATATTGACCTGTGCTCGTCCCTATCGCGCCTGAGTCATAAGATGTACCTCTAACATAAGCACTACCGATTTTTGTTGAACTTGTGTATGCAGCAGTGCCTAGATTAGTTACAGCAGTTTTAGCTGTGCTATGTAATTCTACTTGTGCGATGCCATCAAGATTGAAGTCGCCAAAATATTCATTAACCAAAGCATAATAACCGAAATTAGCAGTACTTATAATTCCAGTTTTAGTTTCAAAATCAGTACCTTTTCTTAAATTAACACCATTATTATTAACATACTCGACCCTATATCCATCAACATAACCAAGACCTTTAGAAGATATAAGGCTCATATATGTTGAAGACAATGGGTCAGAAGAACCTTTAGCATCCGTAGAAAGAACGAATGGGTAAATAACGAAATTGCCATTGGTCTCGTAAGTTCTTTTAGCAATGCTAGAACCAAGAGCTGCATACTGAGGATCATTTTTAATAGAAACTGGTTTGCCGAATTTAAAATCACAAACAGAGAAAAATGTAGTAGTGTTGGCTAGGTCGCTTGTTGTGACAGTATAAAGTTTTGGTACAAGCTGTAATCTATGTGCACCAGGAGCTTTAAAGTTTGGTGAACCTGCAGCATTGTCGTATAACGCAGAATTTGCCTCAGGAGTTACGATATTTTCTTGTGCATAAAAACCAACTGACACGTTGTTTGGCATATTATCGAATGCATCAACAATAAGAGTCTGCTGCTGAACATTGATGAAGAAACCATCTTTGAATATGACACCTGGAGAAGTCGTGAATGAATACGATTGACCTGTTGAGTTCACAACAGTTGCGACTGTCACGTTACCAATAGCAACGTTTGACGTTGTTGTGATAACAAGATTATCGTTGTTTGCGAAAATGGATTGCTGCGAACCATTAGAGAATGTCGCAGAATTTAAATATTTTATATAAAGAGTGTTAAGGTAAGGATCTTGAGCCTGATAACCAGTATTAGAATTAACGATAAGAGCTTTTAATCCATTACCATTGTAAACGTAGTTTCCTACGAAATCATTAATTGTGAATGCAGTTCCGTTAGCATATGTATCATTGATCTTAACATAAGTGTAATTATCATCAAATGTGAACGCACAACCTTCAATAACTGAACCTTCTTGAAAAACGTGTCTACCAAGTTTGTAAACCTGATCCTGAAGGATGGTCTGCATCTGGTTAAGTTCTCTCGTTTGAACAGCAACACCAGGACGGTAGAGGATACGATAGAAATTATTATTTGCATCGAAATCATCAAAATACGGTGCACGAGATAGATCAGTTGTTAATCCCATAGTTTCCTCTAAAATTTAATAATTAATCTTACCTCTTCGGTAGAGGTATTAGTTAAAGTAAATGGCGTAATATTTTCAAGATATTGAACAGTTCCAGAGTTCCTAACAAGATCAGGGTAAATCACACCAGACTGTATAACACTGCTACCAGTAGCCATAGAATTAGAACCTGTCACAGTGCTAGTAACTGATGGACCACCTTGGAATGTTCCTTGTATGTTACCTAATACTAAAACACTGAAAACGTTAGTTACCGTAGCAGTTGTTCCTAGATTATTTATAATGGTATCACCAACTTGGAAATTATTAAGTGATGCAGTCAATCTCATATATGAACTATTCGGCGTATAAGCAACCAATGCTGTCCCGTTAGAATAAAGATTTTGACTCTTAATTGTTTGTCCTACTGCAAAAAATGCAGTATTACCAGTGAACATGATATCAATCTCATTATTAGAAGAAAGCAAGAAACCACTAGCATTAGTCAATGATTGTGTGACTGTTTCATATTGCTGGAATGGTTTAGTGTTCGAAGTTAGCGGGAATCTCAAAGTCTGTATGAAGTTCTGACCGAAGTTAGTTGTGACATCAGTCGTGTTATTAGCAGCATACATTGTTACAACATTAGCATATGCATTAGTTGTAGTGTCATAAACGACTACGCCATTGACGAACGAGCCACTAACATTCGATAGTTTCATCTGAGTGTTACTTAGAAGCTGTACTATAGTAGCATTAGATGTTCCTACATTTGAGCTTTCATGTGCAATTTCAACGTTAGACAAAATACGGAAATAATTGACATTCGATGTTAATACGTTAGCAGTGGTGCCAGTTGTCAATCCTAAAATATTATCATTTGTTGATAAACCATTAGCAAATTTCATACCTGCGCTGAATGTGTTGCTAACGCCTTGCACCTCTATGTAAGAGCTATTAGAATATGTTATCTGACCGATAACACCAGTGTTACCGCCAGTATTATATTGATAAACATATTCGCCAGTTGTAAACCCATTACCTGCGATATTTGCAACTCCAAGGTTTGCTCTATCAAAATGATTTAAATTGATGGTCAAATCATTATACAATGGATTTTTTATGATGCCGATCTTGCGGTAACTGTTGTATGTTGGGAATTTGAACGATTCAGTAACACTGTTACCAACATCAACCGTAATACCCACATATCTAGCTCCAAGCTCTGAATATGTATCGGAACCATGTCCAAGCACAGGAGATATAGTTGGTGCCACATATGCACCAGTGCCATAAGCTCCATTTGCAGTAACAGTGACATTAGCTTGTGTATAACCAGTACCAGGATTGAGCACAACGATTTGTTGGATATTATTTGTCGTGTTTATTGAATTGTTGACAATAGCATATGCTTCTGCACCAACGCCATCACCTGTTATGGTAACAGTTGGAGATATAACATATTCTGTTAATTGATTTGGTATAGTGTAATATGATACTAGATTAGCAGAGGCATAAGAAGCTCCAGTAATTGAATCTTTCGCATAAACCAATTGACCATTTATAAAAGTACCAGATGGTACAAGAGTTGTTATGTTAGGATAAGAGTCAACACTTATTATGCTGGCTTTCTGATATGAAGATTCGCCTCTCACAAACAATCCACTAGCATTTGATGATGTCGAAGAGACAACAGCATATGCATTTGTTGATTGGTCTGTAATGTAATTTGAAACAACTGCTCCAACAACTGCATTAGCAGTAGATGTAACACCTTTTATCTGATAAAGGTTATTGAATACTCCATAATTCGGAATAACTGTCAATACCGTGGCATTAGCAGTTAATACATAACCATTTGCGGTAGTAGAAGATCCATTACTTTGATATATGGTTTCGCCAACGTTGAATGCTATTGTATTACCAGATATTGTCATATTTGCAGTAGTTTGTGTAAAATATCCACTTATAGGAACTACCTGCAGCATGCTGCTATTGGCAGTGTACACATAAGCATTTGCAGTAACAACACTACCATTACCCTGAGATATGATATCACCAACAACAAAAGATCCATTATTAGAAGATATCTGTATTATTTGTGCATTAGTTGTGCTTGGGTTACCAACAAAAGTACCGTTGACACCTGTCAGCACAAGAGTAGTGCTATTGGCAAAACTCACAGTTGCATTAGCACCTTGGTTGATATTAGAAGAATCGACCTGATCGACCTTTTCACCAACCACGAAATTTAATCCTAAAGTAGCAACATTATTGAATGTTAGCTTGATACTATTGAGATTAACGTTACTGATGTAAGCATTAGCTGAAGTAAGAGCTATGCCTGCAATATCAGCAGCGTATGGCATATTAAAATGTATATTAGAAGAAAGGTTGGAAATAAGACCAGTGGCAAAAGTAACAACACTAGTATTAACAGATGTGATTCTTCTTATATTGGTGTTCGCATTAGAACCGATTCGAATATAAGAACCAGTTGAATAATCATTTGTGAGATTTGCTTGAACTGTAGTTACTGTAGAGATAGTAGCATTAGTTGAAGAAGTTGCGCCCTCAACTTGATATGCTGAAGTAAACCCACCAGTGTTTATAGCAACAGAGATAGTGCAAGCAGAAGAATTGACTGCTAAGACATACGCATTTGCAGTGTTTGCGCTACCATTACTCTGATATATTATTTCACCAATTTTATACGCGCCAAGGAAAGTGTAAGTGTTGGCTGATGTATTTCCAGTAGCAGCTTGACTTAGAGATACAGCGGTAGAATTGATGATATTAGTTACTGTTGTAGAAGCTGGTATTTGATTACCAGTTACCGTCATACCTGGATAGAATGCAGATGTTGAGCTAACAGTTAGCGTTGTGTTGGTATATGTGCTACCGACATTCGTTGTTGATGTATTAGTGGTCGCAGAATAATTCAACGTTGCGGTAGGTATTGATGCATATGCATAGAAATAACCAGTAGTGCTAGTTGTTGTATTATTCAAGTAAACATTAGACGTAGAAGAAATACCTTTTAATTGATAATAATTATTAAAAGATCCATATAACCTAGCAAGTGTGACTGAATTAGAATTTGAAGAGACAACTATTGCATTGGCTGTATTAGATGTTCCGTTACTCTGGTAAACTATTTCACCTGCCGTGAATAATCCAGAGTTAGCATATTGCTGGATAGTTATAACATTAGCAGAAGCAATAGATACATTTGAAACTGTGGCATTAGTTGTAGGG